AAACATTTGGATTATTACACAACGAACTAGACCAATTCACATTATCGACAGGAATCCAAGTAAGCGATACATTCATCAATATAGTTGACGACATTATACCTTATTATATAGTAGGCAAAAATCTTTATATTGTGAAACAATTAAATACATATATTTTTCAGACAAGATTATCCCAACGAACTCTATTCAAGTTTTTTCCAAAAGATGAATCAACACATTGGGATTAGAAGACAATTCGGTTAAACTCGTCTTATCATTTGTTTTATGTTTCATTCATTGTTATACATTTTGTTCCGTTTTAAATCTTCAAGGGTGTAATAATTAAAAAGCGATTATTTTAATTATTATATTTATTTTTTTATACTACGCAAATAAAAACCAGACGATGTATCGTAATACAACTGCTTAATTGCTGTAAGCAAGACCACCCATACCAGACATAATTCTTAGCACGTTATAGTTGGTGGCATAAACACGCACCTTGGCAGTCTTGGTTCCCTCAACAGTTGCGTTGGAGAGCACAAGCTGAAGGGTGGCATTGTCAATACGGGAGAAGTTGCACGTGCCCGTGGGTTGATGCTCTTCGGGGCGGAGAGCAAAAGAGTACACGTTAATACCCTCATCAGGGTTGCGGGTGTGGCTCTGGTAAGGTTGAACCCAAGAGAAGTAGGTTCCCTCACGCTCAGAGAAGCGGTCCTGTCCGTTGAGCTGCAACTTGGCAGTGACAACAGGGTTCTGTCCCCAACAATGCATGTCCAAGGAGGTCTCAGTGAGCACGAAGGTGCCAGCATCAGAGACGGAGGAGTTCTCGATGGAATTTCCGGTACCGACTGTGGTAACACCAGTGGTGGCGTTGGTAGTGAGGGTAGGTCCGCCAAGTCCGGGCTCGTTGTAGGGGTTTCCGGGTCCGTGCCAGTATCCAGTGAATTGACCGCCAGCAAATTGACTGGAATCCATTGCTCCGGCGGACTCAAAGAGACCATCAGAGTCAATGAAGGCATGTTGGCCGATGAGAGAGTTGGGGTCGTGTGCCGCAACAGCGTCGGGTCCTCCGAAAGCATGGACTGCGTTGGGGAGAGCGTCAATGGCATCGGTGTAGTTGAAAGGCTGGGCACCGAGCACCTTGAACAGGAGGGCGTCGCAGACAAGGGAAGAGCAGTAATCAACGTTCTGATCAGGCTGCACAACCCAGATGAGCTCCTTCACGGGGTGGTTGAAGTTGAGCTTGATCTTGTTGGAGGAGGAACCAACAGACTCGTCGCCAGTGAACTGGAGCTGAGTGATGAGGTACTCGTGGGGGTTCTGGGCCATTCTGCGACGCTCGTCAGTGTCCAAGAAGACATAGTCAACGTAGAGGGAAGCAGCAACCAAAGACTGGTTGTAGGCGATGGAGGCAGGAACGGGCTTGCCGGAGGCAGCCTGTCCAGTGGGGGTAGCGCAGCTGAGAGAGGTAACTGCCCACAAGCACTCATCAATAGGGCGGATATCAAGGTTGATCTTGACCTCATGGTACTGAAGAGCAATCAAAGGAAGAGCAAGTCCAGGGTTGGTGCAGAACCAGAATTGCAGGGGCACGTAAAGGGTGGTCTCAGGAAGAGCGTTACGGGGAGCGCACACTTGGCGAGGAGCCTGAGAGTCGCAAGGTCCGTCAACGTCGGCGAAAGAGGGATCGGTGATAAAAGTGAGTTGAGTGGTGTTTCCAATCATCTTGAAGTATCCAGCTTGCTGCTCAGAGGTCATGGTAAGCTGGTTCCAGATGTGCATCCAGTCACCATATTGGCGATCAATGCGCTGACCTCCAATCTCCACCTCAACCTGGGCAATAATCTGCTCTCCAGGGAAGTCCAACCAACGGGCATAGACACCAGAGTTGGTAAATCCGTTGGCAGCGCCCATAAGCTGGTTGATCTCAGGAAGAGTCACCTGCAAGTATGTGCGATAAGCAAGATCACCATTGCGACTGATCGTGCACTGGACACGGCGACCAAAATCAGCCTGTCCGTTGAAGGTTTGCTCAATAGATTCAATAGCAAAGTTGGTGTAGCGTCTGTATGTAACCTTCCAGAAAGTGATCTGGGGGTTGCCAGTAAGGTAAACGTCTTGTGCGCCGTAGGCGACTAGTTGCATGAGTCCGCCTCCCATATTATACTATGACTAAAGAAAAAAATATCACGTAAAAAATAAAATTACGACTAATAATTATAAAAACAATGCAGATTTTCACAATTATCAAATTATTATGGTTCTATGTCACGGGACATAAGCTTATTCATGTCAATATTTGACTTTAAAAAATTAGTAATGTACGAATTTAAAAATACTTCTTTTTTTCCTTCATGATTCTTTGTAAACATGTACTTGTCCCCCTTTATTTTTTTGATAGACCATCCTGATTCCAATGCGTTATAAAAAAAGGTCATTTTTTTTAAAGTAATATCATCTATTTTTATACCCTTTTCAATATCTATCTGAATAGTCTCCATTAGTAGTCCCTTAGAAAACAAACATCTTAATTAAACATATTATTAGATTGATAAAAATATAAATTAAAAACTAAATAGATATTTGTATATACATGTTTACAAATGGCTTCAAGCCTAAAACAGCAAAAAAAATAAAGGTTGCAAAAAATGCAAATGTTACGTTAGATAGTAAACATAGCGAGTTTGTAGAAATATTTGACAAAAATGACAATGAAAAGATTCCTAACCTTAAACAAGAAAAAACTTCCCTATATGAAAAAATTAATACAGAAAGTATGACATTAGAAGATAAGCTAAGCATTCGGGATAGGATATCCGAAATAAACAATGAAATAAAATTATTGCGCCTTAAGAAAAAAGATTACTACCTTTCTAATTCAAAACACGTGTTTGAGTATTTTGAAACAAAAAAGAATATTTCTAATATGGAGACCAATGCAGGTGGACAGAAAAATAGTAAAATAGACACATTTTTCAAGTTAAATACTCCCAGCGACACAAACCAACATACTTATAACAATATTGTTAAAACATACCTAAGTGGCATAGATCAGTCTTTTATTGATATGAATACATTTGTAAAATCATCCAGTGTTTGCGAGTATTGTCATGCAGGCGAGCTGATACCACTTGAGGATGAAGGTATACTTATATGCAATAAATGTTCGCGAAATACGCCATATTTAATTGAGAACGAAAAGCCGTCCTATAAAGAACCCCCTAAAGAAGCTTGTTTTTATGCATATAAAAGAATCAATCACTTCAAAGAGATTATTGCTCAATTTCAAGGAAAAGAAACTACCCAAATTCCATTGGAGGTTGTTGAAAATATCAGGCTTCAGATTAAAAAGGAGAGAATTAATCTTTCTCATGTTACAAACATCAAGACAAAGGACATATTAAAAAAACTAGGATACAACAAATATTATGAGCATATTCCCTTCATTAAAGACAAGTTGGGAATTAAACCCCCTGTCATGTCACCGGAGTTTGAAGATACGCTATATAGTTTATTTATGGACTTACAGGCACCATATTCTAAATTTTGTCCCGACGACAGAGTGAATTTCTTGAATTATTACTACACTGCATATAAATTATGTGAACTCTTAGGTGAAACACAATACTTGGAACATTTTCCGATGCTAAAGGACAGGGAAAAGAGAATTGACCAAGATAATATTTGGAAACAAATATGCCATGAATTAAACTGGGAGTTTATACCAACTATCTAATAAGTATATATGGAATGCCAATGTCTACGCACGCACATTTGTTTTGGGAACACGGCTTGTCGCGCGACCATATTTTTTCAGCGCTTTTTTTGCTAAAGAATAGGCCTTTTTGGTAGGCTGGCAACTTTTCTTAATAATATGGAAATCAACCACAGCCGATTTTCCGCCTGTAATGGCGCTTGCCAATCGCGCAATTCCCCAAGAACGAGCACTCTGGTTTGGCCGTGACCCTGATGAATAATATGCTCCTTCGCCTTTGTTTACTATTTTCTTCAATCCTGTTAGGGTACAACCAGTTTTTCTAGCGAGCTCTGCAGTTGGCATAATATTGTTTACATGGTAAACCTTCATCGCTTTCAACACATGCTTAGAAGGCTTTGATTTGTAGGAAGGCACATTCTTGCGCGTGTAATATTTATGCTGTTTATATAGTCTTCTTGACGTTAACAGCATTTTTTTTTGTCGAGCTCTGTCTTTTTTGGTAAGTTTTTTTGGTATATATTTGACGGGTAATAACATATATAATTATATAAATAATATAACATTGACACATTATATTATTTTAGTATTGTTACGTGCACTATATCAACTTAGACAACTTCTTGCTTATAGGCCTCCTGGGAATCCGACTAGGTTAGCACCTATACCGAATCCGGCACCCGAACGTGCAGTTGCACCAATAGTAGGGATGTAAGTATCCAATATACTAAAGGTAGCCGCTGCAGCCAGAGCAATCATTCCAATCTCTTCTAAATCCAGAGACCTTTTGGGGATTGCATAGGCAACAAGAGCAACCATAAGACCCTCAACTAGGTATTTTATTAGCCTTTTCACAAGCTCACCAACATCGAAAACGCGATTCATGTATATTAATAATACAGAAAAAAATAGAAATTATAGAATATATTATAAATAATTACTTAAAATCATCTTGTGGTAGTATTATATTATGTCCAATAGCGCATCGTTTGAGCGAAAGCTTAATACCGACGGAACTTCCAACCCTAAATATGTTGATCTTTTAGAGGAAGACCGCAAACTTGCTGGTCAGAAATTTGTCTGTGTTTCATTCGTCTCCCCCGAGAAGATATTGAAGCAGAAGGATATGTTTTATTTCCAAGAGTTTATCAAGTCTTGGGATATGAACAAGTCCATGGAGAAGTTTGTCCAGTTCCTAAACTTTGTCTCTTTTAAGTACAAACTTACGTTTGACGACGTTATGGCAGATTTTCAAGAATTCGTAAAGGAGGAAAAGGAGAATATTACCCCCAGCGCATTGGAAGATGACTACAAGACGTATATTGATAAAAATGAGGAGAATCTAGAGAAGATGTTTGGTGTGGCGCATAATTTTCAAACTCATACTCGCGGCATCAAAGTGCGTGGTTCTTATCCTACCATGGAGGAAGCCGAGCTAAGATGCAAGATGCTGCGCGAGGTTGACCCAAGTCATGATGTATACGTCGGTCCAGTTGGCATGTGGATGCCGTGGGACCCTGAGGCCTACAAGACTGGACGTGTTGAGTACATGGAGGAAGAGTTGAACAAGTTGATGAGCGAGAAGAACCGAAACGAGACAAATGCAAAGGAGAGTTTTGAGAAGCGCGTCAAGGATAGCAAGCAGCAGGCAATTGATGAAAATATTAAGAAGGCCGAGAAGAGCGGAAATACTCTTACGCAGACTATAGATGCCGCGGGTAATTTGATTGGCGTAGGTCTCGCAAACACCCAAGAAAAGAGTCTTATGACCGGAAGCAAGGATGATGCCGAGATTTCTACTGCAGATATTCGATCAGAGTTGTTTGAAGGCGAGAATATTGTGATTGGCAAAAGTGACAATGGTCAAAGCCAGCTTGTGAGTGGTCCGTTTGCAACCACGTGCAGTGAGGAGAAGGAAAAGGCGGATTAATACCCATATTGTTATAACCACATACACACATCTAAATAGAATAAATATGGGCGTCCATGTTTATTCTATTATGACACTAGAGCTAGACATCTGTGTAAATGTCATACACATTATTTATTTTGTATCGTAGGCGTCAAATGTATCCAAGAAATCATCCTCCTCGTTCAAATTAATATTCGCCCTTTGTTCAGTTGGTGGCGAATTTGCATAACTGGTGGGTTGGGTGAAAGCTAACTCGTCATGCGTGGCATCAACGTCATTTATATTGCCCTCCTCATTAGTGAATAATTTCAACGCAGTTGGTTCATCTACACTACTTTCAACATTCAACGCCTTCTTTTTGAAAGGTGAATTAAATATGTTATCTGATTCATTTCTGCTACGTTTGGGGAGTGAAGCGCGTGGGCTGGGCGTTTTTGGTAAGATGGGTATATCAATATTATTTTTTTGTTTGGTTCTTGAATTCTGTCTACGTTCGGTTTCTACCACCCTCCAGTGAACGTATACTTTCTTCAACTCATCATTGGTCATCTGTTGTACTTGTTCAAGGGAGTATAATATAAATGCGCGAAGTAGCGAGGCAGGGGCTACGTTGGGTATACTCTGTTTTAATATATTCTTCTTTTGATTTTCTTTGTCCATATCTTTTCTTGAACCAAATCCTTTTAATACCCGCGTAGCACGTGCGTATTTTCTTGCACTCTTTACACCATTACGTATTGTAGAACGATTTCTACTTTTTCTACTTTTTCTCTTCTTAACTTGGAAAGTTTTATTTTTGTTTGTTTTGTTGAATTTCTTGAATTTCTTGAATTTCTTGGTTGTATATGCTTTACGCATTCGGTATATATATTATACAATGATTTTTTATTATCTATTGTAAAAAATACAGGGTAATAATACATTATTATTATTCTCTACCGATACCAACAACCTTTTCAATGGTCGTGAGAATTGTATATTGCTCATTGTAAAAATCGCCGTCATACACGCCTCCGCCGTCAATAAGATTATCATTGGTATATAACACAAATACTATCATATCTTCGTTTTCGAATATAGTCTCTCGTTGGTTTTTTCTGGCATGGTTTTTCACAGGAACAAAAAAGATACCAAAGGAATTCTTTGTGCACCCTTTAAAACCATCCACAAAATCCATAAAATATACCAAAAGCGACGATACCTTTTCTTCAAACTCTTTGATGCCCATAAGAGGATGGACATATAAATAATATTTTCGTTGGGGAAGAGTCAGTACGTTCTTGAAACGTGCAACGCATCTCTCAAAATATCCCTTGTCATGATCCGTGCAAATATTGTGATGGGTCATCGCCAACATCATTCCATACGTCCCCAATACGTTTTCTTCGATACCCCCAGTTTCGTGTAAGAATGTTGTTTCGTAAAATTTATTAAAACTTATAGTTTCGTGACAAATGTGTCTTTTCTCTCCGTCGCATCGATTGAATGTTTCGCTAATTAAATTTTCATAATTGCCTTGGTCTAAATATTGACAAAAATCATCTTGAATACAATGCAGAACCACATCCAACTTGGATACCACCCAGTCAAATGGATACGACTCAAACTTGATGCGCAGTTCTTTGATAAGCGATGCTGACGTGCATCTGTGTCCTACCGAAAACAATATGATTTTTTTATCAATATCAGATGACTCAATGCCAGTATATATGTCTTCGCTCATGTATACTCTGTATATAAGACGTGTTATTACAGATTTGAACATTTAACTAAACACCTACACTACCATTTTGTCTTCTTCACGCTTATACGAGGTCCCGTTCGTTTCTTGGCTTTATCGGGGTCATATGCTTCATCATCATCATCAGAGTTCATGTTCTTTGACAACTCCCAGAATTCCTTTGAACCCAATCTAAAGTCGTTATGCGAGTCAGCCTTGTACCAGTATACTTGGTCTTGGAGTTTGTTTGACTTGGCATTATTGTCAATCACCAGACACTCATAATTTTCTGTACATTGGTCCATCACTTGACAGAAGGATTCAAATGTCGGGAACATACCGGCATAATTCTCAAAGATACGTCTTCGGTTTGCAATATAGGGTTCTCTCAATATGAATACATAATCTATGTTTGTTCGTAATGCCGGCGGAATACCAAGAGGGTACTGCATGGTAATGACAAGCATAATTTTCCAGTGACGACCATTCATGAAAAGCAACCGCATCATTTTATCACGAGACCATGTATTATCATACAAACAATCGTCTAGAATAACAAATGCGCGCGGGTCAATGGACGATTTCTTGTAGGTTTCCATTTCTTTTTTGATTTGTTTTAATACTTGTTTTTGTCGTTTTAGTATATTTTCAATGATAACAGTGTTATATTCATTGTGAATAAAAAGTTTAGGTACCATATGTCCATAAAAGCCGTTCCCTTCTTCTGTACCAGAGATGACTGTGCCAATGGGGATATCTTGATGATAATATAACAAATCTCGAACTAAGAAACTCTTTCCCGTATCACGTCGCCCGATCAATACAACCACGGGACCCTTGTTTTCAGAAGGTTTAAAGCTAATTCTCTTCATGTTGAATCTCTTTAGTTCTAATGACATATATAATACTCATATAAAGGTTCGTTACTAGTTGTAACGCAAAAGCAAATAATGGTGAATTGCGTTGAAGAAGTACCGATTTTTCTAAAGGGGCAGTATATGACATCAGTTGTTAACTATGAGAAGAGAAAGAACCACAAGACATTTGAAAATTTAGTAAAGTTTGGATGCAACTCTAGTCAAAATTACATCCCTATTTACAACAACTTTTTCAATTTAAATGAGACAAACTACACCAATATTAACTTGAACCACGACTTTTACATTCATAACATTATAAAAAAAATGGACGAAAACCACTATCACTGCGCAGTTACAGACGGAACTCTGCCAACTAACGAGGAGGTATTTTTTAAGTTTGCGCCTCTCATCGATCCGGTAAAGGTAATGATTGGAAAATATAAAGACGACGCAACCATTATGAAACTGCCCCAAATAAACTCCACCCCCGATGGGGTGAATTCCAAAATCTTAGACCCAAACAATAGCGCCTATGTTGACGGCATGTTTTCCTATTTGACAAACCAGCTGCTCAGCACAAATAGCTTTATTCACGGACTACGATATTATGGTTCTTTTTTAACCATGAAAAAAGATTTCAAGGTCAATGTGATTGATGATTTGGATTATCTGGTGAAGTCGGAGTATTTCAACAAGCACAAGAACAAATCCTTTGCTATCGAAGATTATACTGATTTCTTTGAAGACACTGCCAGTTGTTGCAATTTGCCCGCCATCCAAATCAACGCGGATGCCATTGAATTGGACGATGTGGAACAACTGGATAATAGCATGTTTGAAAATGTATTTTGCGATAAACTGGCGGGCGAAACGAGCGAAACGAGCGAAACGAGCGAAACGAGCGAAACGAGCAACAATATGGAAGTTATTGAACCCATTGCATTGACCGAAGAAAATATGCATGAACATAACATCATTTCTTCCGCTATTCTGCAAAATAGTGCGTCCAAAAGCGACAGCACGTGTTCATCGCGGACCAGCCATACAGATGAGAATGAGGTAGGCGATGAAGGAGACGAAGAAAGTAAATGCACTGGTGAGTCTGGCTCTGGTAGGAGCAGTGAATACACAGATGAGACCGAGGAGACTCTGTATGCCACTTTTCCAGAATATCCAGTGCAAATGATTTGCATGGAATCATGTGAAAACACATTGGACCAACTTATCGCAGATGACGAATTGGACGAATCTAGATGGTTGGCCACGCTGATGCAGATTATTATGACGTTAATTTGTTACCAGAAAGTATTGTCTTTTACGCATAATGATTTACACACGAATAACATCATGTATGTCAGTACCAAGAAGAAGTTTCTGTACTACAAGGTGAACAATGCATACTATCGGGTGCCTACTTATGGTAGAATATTCAAGATTATTGACTTTGGAAGAGCCATTTATAAGTACAATGGAAAGGTCATGTGTAGCGATAGTTTTAGCACAGGAGGGGATGCGGCAACCCAATATAATATTGAGCCTTACTACAACCCAAACAAACCTCGGTTAGAACCAAACTACAGCTTTGATTTGTGTCGGTTAGCGTGTTCTATTTTTGATTATTTGGTGGAAGACATGAGTGATGTGAGTGAGCTCAGTAAATGCAGTCCGATCACGCGCATTATCACAGAGTGGTGTAGAGACGACAATGGAATTCACATGTTGTACAAAAATAATGGGATTGACCGGTATCCAGAGTTCAAGCTCTACAAGATGATTGCAAGATGCGTGCATAACCATACTCCTATCGCCCAATTAAAACGCAAGGAGTTCAGTTCATTTGTCTTTTCTAAAACAAAAATACCCAAGAATGAACATGTCATGAACATTGACGTAATGGACAAGATGTAATCATTCTGCGCAATGCGAGGAGTTTATTAACTTTACAACAAAAGTTAATAAGCAAATGGTGCAAATGGTGCAAATGGTGCAAATGGTGCATGAGGGTGAGGGTGAGTGTATCTATATATTCCTATTACGGGGTTATATCTTAGATACTGGAGGTAGGTCAGCCATCTTTTTAAGTAACGAGCTGTAAATAGTTCGTAGCTCTGGTTCGTATACAAGGTCGTACTTGCTTTCTTTCTTTTTAGGATATAACGTGGGGACATCTGGAATACCCAATGTCTTATTGAATAATGGCAAATTCTCCCAGATTGTGTCGTAGTTGACGCAATATATTTGGTAGTTTCTCTCAGGGTCCTTCTTCGTATAATTATCAAAGAATTCTTCCAGCCCCCACAAATCCATCATGTTTCCCACCACGCTTTCAATGTTCCAGTGCGTTGCGCTTATGTTGTTCAAATGGTCTGTGCTGATTCTATATGTCTTTCCTGGGATAATACGGCTGCGGATTGCGTATATGGGGTCGCGGTAGATGAATATGACCTTTGTATTTTTTAGTTGTTCTAAAGGTATCTGTCTATTTAGCGTAGGTACGAGTTCAATATTGTTGAACCATTCAGGATATTCTGCAGTTCCTACTCGCGTAAGTTTTTTAGGCGGATATCGACTATGTATGTGAAAGGTGTTGCCAAAGTTGGCGAGGTATGTCTGCAACATCTTAGAACCAGACCCACCAAAACTGCATACATAGTAATTGTGTTCATTGTTATAATACGATTTTCTCTCCGGAGAGAAAAACCAACTAGGTGGAGAGGACCATCTAATACGTCTAGCCAATTCAAGTGATGCCTCCCGCGATATATCTGGGTCTTTTGAATTTTGCAATGCGTTAAGAAGTTCCACGTCAATTCTCTCAACGTCCGAGGCGTCCGTTGTGTCCGTTGTGTCCGTGGTGATTATGGTGTTTTGCATATTATACTATTAGGTTTGTAATTATATTTTTTTTTATTACGTATATTATTCTATGACATTTGGATTTATTATTACTAGACATGTGAATAGCCACAAAACGAATCTATATTGGAATCATTGTGTAAGATCTATACGTAAATTTTATCCTATGAAAAAAATAGTCGTTATAGATGATGATAGTAACCCTGCATTGGTACGCCCTGAAATGGAATATGAAAACGTGCAGTATATTAATTCAGAGTTTCCGCGCGCAGGCGAGCTGTTGCCATACTATTACTTGTTAAAGCATAAATTCTTTCCACATGCCGTGATTATTCACGATAGTGTGTTTTTCCAGAAAAGAATTCATTTTGAAAAATTGCTTCATCACCCAGTCCTTCCATTGTGGCATTTTGATTACAAAGATGAGATAGATAACTGCTTGCGCTTAACAACCATGCTCAGAAACGGAGATAGTCTCATGGAGAAATTGCGTCACAACCCAGTTGAGTCATTTGCATTCAGACAAACAGATAAATGGCACGGATGTTTTGGTGTGCAATCTATTATCAGCATTGCGTTTGTACAAACCCTCCATGTAAAGTATAATCTATTTGCTCTTTTGAAACATGTGAAAACACGAAAAGATAGGTGTGCATTAGAGAGAATTGCTGGCGCGATGTTCTACGGAGAATACCACAATCTGTACAAAATTCACTCTCTATTTGGAAATATCTGGCGATATGAAAAGTGGGAATATACCTATGACGAATATATTCAAAACAACGCGTACAAGATGCTACCTATTGTAAAAGTTTGGACCGGAAGATAGATAGAAAGAGATAAAGAGAGATAAAGAGTCATGGTATGTTACTAACTTAGACAATATCTCTATCTCTATCTCTCTATCTCTATATGGATTGACCAATTTAAAACGATGGGTCGTCTGTAAATGCTATAGACCCGCCCTTGCGTGTGGAGGGTCCCATGTCATCAAACATGGGACCTATCTGATCCATTACAAAGAACCCCATAATACACGATAAGAATACGACAAAGGAGTCTCTGAACATTTTTTTGAGTGGCTCTAGTTCCTTCTTCACAGCGCGGGTTTCTATATATTTTATAATAAAATGAACTATGGCAATTGTAATAGAGACACTATACTGAGTCTTCATTTTATTATATTTGTTGAAAATGTGTTTGGCGTTTATACGCATACCATGTATTATCTACCACCTTAATTACTCCAAAAGTTCAATATCGTCTATAAGAAGGTCTGGCATAACATTTATAGAAGGTGTGTCCAAGTCATGCACATCGGTATGGTCCAATTTGACATTATCTTCACTGATACATAGCCGGACATTACCGCGGTCGTCATCGTATTCCTCTACTTTTCTAGCGTCGTGTCTTATATTGCTTACTTCTTCAAGAGTAGGTATATCTTTTGGGGCAATTATCTTCTCCTCACGTCTATCCGTTGAAATAGCGCTATCGACATTGTCAAACGACAACACACGTTTCTCACCACCGAGACTGCCATGTGAAATGGTTTCTACATTTGCAATAGGCGCATCCAATACCTCCTCATGAATTTCTACTTGTACCTCTTCTTCGACCGATTCATCCAAGTAGGAGCGTAATAATACGTCAATGGGAATACTTTCTCGCACAGCGTTTAATATGGATTCCTGCACAAGGATTTCCAGTTCTCTTGTATTCTTTTGGATTTGAAGAGGGGGGATGGCTCGCTCGTATAGGTAGACATTCTTGTAAACCTTTCGCGCAGAAATAACATACGCCTTATGGATAAAATCCTGAATTTTGGGAATCCTGACATCAATCTTCTTTTGTTTGCTTCCGACACGTACGGCGGTAAGAAGCTTCAATTGAATTACATGTACGCAGGTCACTAAATCTTCTAAATAGGCACAGCTGCTTTTTTCAAGGATTCTCTTGTATTCAGCATCAATGATTGCGGCATTCCATTTTGGAATTCTGGTCAGGAAATTCTGAAAGGTCATCAAGTGTTTATCTACCTCGTTATTCTCTTTACACAATGTCATTGCCTCGTGATAAATTGAATTAAAACCTTCAATTATCAACGGGGTTAAAATGGTAAGCAATCTCGCCCCCCATTCATTTTTAGACTCATGCAATGATGTTACGTTAAAATCGTCCATTATACTATTGGTCAAATATTTATTTTTACGATTTTAACTCATTCAAATAAAAGACACATTTTCCAGCGATGTGGTGGTATCAAGATACAAAAAGTTTAGCATACAAAACATCATGGTTTTTTCATGTTTGATATCTCGTTTTATCTTGTTAAATCCTAATACCAACTCATTTAATTTCAAATCACTCAAGTGAGGGAAATATGTGGGAGCGGATTCAAGCAAATATAGAATGTCAATCGCAGAGTACCCCTTTTCGTACAATTTGGTGGATAATGTAATGACGGACCCTACATCAGTGTTTGGTTTTGCCAGCTCTTTTTTCAGCCACTCGGTGCGTTGGCTCATGTACGTCTTCAACCGGAACGTCTGTTGAACGTTGTAGCAGTACATGTTTGTGTGAACCTCGTTCAATATGGGCCTATATACATGTATTTCACAAAACCTAGACAATATGGGCTTCAATATCTTGTACTTGTCCTCTACAATAATGAAAAATCTCGTTGTGTGGTTGTACAACTCAATACACCTTCGTAGCGCAGATTGAGCATCTGTCGTCAAGTTGTCCGCATTGAATAAAATAACGCTTTTAAACGTGTCTCCGCCATTGCATTGAATAGTCGTCTTGGCAAAAAACTTTAATTCGTCGCGAATAAACTTGATTCCTTTTCCATATGCGCAATTTACGTGCATGACAAAATTTTTAATCAGGTCCTTGTTTTTGTTGTAGATAAGATTAATAAATTCATTCACAATAGTTCGCTTTCCAGACCCACACGGACCATGGAAGAGAATATTGGGTATCTTCCTCACAGAGTGAAAGTACTTCAACTTCTCTCTAATGGGTTCATGTATTTCAATATGTGATGACATAATATAATAGTTGTGCTACTTTAATATCCTATTTGACCTAATTAACATCATACACGTTTATCATCTTATACTGAGGTGGTGAGACTTTGCGTATAAGGGTTCTTCCTGAACGCGTCCAAAATATCAGGCGTATTGCGCTGCGTCTGCATAGTCATATCAAGGGTTTGGGGAGGTATATATCGACCATACATCTCCTTTGCAATAGGTTTTGTAATGGAAGAAACGGGACCAAACGGGCGGTTGTCCATGCAAGTGGTGTCTTGCTTGGCAATAGATACGTTCATGTTTTGATTAAACATCTGGGTCCCCCCTTGGTTCTGGCGATTAACAATCGTTTGTGATTTAATGTCATTATTGTGTTGTTTATACGCCGCGGCATAACTCATGTCTCCAGCATAATTATTTCCAACACTCCCATAACTATCATATTGTGTGGTTTGGCGATTTGTTTCGGCGGGAGGAACATAGGTGTTTACATATTGCTGCGCAGATTGGTTGTTGATATTGAATTCAACCGAGTGTGTGGTGGTTTCCTTGATTGTTGGGGGCACAACATCGTTGGGGTTCATTACGTAGTTGGATTCCACTGGAGCTCCTGCACCGCCATATACACGCATGCTTGCACATATTTCGTCCCTCCTAGAAGGTTTTAATGCATCTAAAAAAGGAGCAACCACCGCGCCAATTGCTCCGCTAAATCCTGAGCGGAAGGTGTCTGGTTGTCTGGTCGTGCTGCGACTATTATTGTAATTTGTAACCGACTTGGTCGCGCTTTCCATGTCACTACATTGTCGTCTATCCGTCGGCGTAACCACCTTCTTGTTATTGAAAGTTTCGGGTAGCTGGGCGTTACGGCGCGGATCGTCAAATGATGTGGGTGCTGGCCCGACACCTACCTCAGTAGCGGCAGCAGGACCCATATAGTCGTTTCTATCTGTTGGGCGGCGAATAATACCCAATTCCTGCTCTGAATGCAACATTTGCCCCTTCTCGCCTCCCGTTGTCGTGAGCCACCGGTCTTGGCTGTTGATAAAGAATGTGTCGGGAGTGTGTTTCTCTACACGGCCAATGATACCTGGGTTCTTAATAATGGCTTGCGCGGGCCCTTCTAAATTATTCAAATTATACTCCAGCTTGGGATTCGTGCTTACGCGCAGCTCGTCAACGCTCTTGGGGAGCCACATGTCTCGCGCCTCCATACCCGAATTGAACCCGCCGCTACCTTGTGTGGTATATCCTTGGTTCAGTCCAGGACCCACACGCTGACTTTCAAACGGCTTGTTGTTGCTGTTCATAGACCCAGGGTTTACTCGTGACTGATAGAAGTCGCTGTTGTTCGGGGCCCCGTGGGTCCAGCTAATGTTCTCCTCCGGTTTGAACAACGGCGCCTGTTCTATCTTCTTAATAACATTGCTCCCAGACCCGACCATATTGTCCAAGATAGATTCCGACAACGCCATGTCATAAGTATTGCCGCGAATCTTCCCGCCGTTGAAGGGGACCATGTTGTTATGCTTGAATTCTTTGCTATCTAAATAATCTCCAGTCATGCTGTATATTTGCTGCATGTTGTTGCCCACCTTGACGCCCTTGTTTTCCTGATTTTGGTAATATGTCTGATTGAAATATTTATCCGTACTCGCATTTGGATTAGGATACAACTCCGTTGTGTGCGAAAGCTCCTTGTTGTTGGTGATAGGGTAATTGCTGGGAGGAATGTCTGCATTGGGTATGTAATTGGCCGGCTTGCCCATGGTTGTAAATGTGTCGGTCTGTACCTTTCGTTTGATGGTTTTTTTTGCATTTTCTTCTTTGTTAGTTTGATTAGATACGATAAATAGCCCTCCAAGAGCAATTATTGGTAAAGCAAGTTCCATATTATTATATATAACATAGAATAGATTATTATTATTGACACAATAATCTATTATTATATTCTACCTAGGTGCTATTTTTGTAATTGCACGAGGTTTGGTAATAGTCCTTCTCCAAAATGCGCGTGCTCAGATTGTTGAGGAATGGCATGCATGTGTTCTCTTGTGGGTCAAGAGGCAAGGTGTACCAGTCTACTTGCTCCAAATCTCTAGCGGTCCACGCTGGCATAATGGCTCTAGATTGTTCGGTGGTAAGAGTTGCGCACTGGGGATACGAGATAGGATTGCTATTTACCGATGTCTGCTGATATTCGTCTTTTCCTAAACAATCTCTGCCTACGGCTCTGGTCAGCCCGCGCAAATCGCTTTCTAAATTGATGCTATTTGTGCGTAAATTGCCTCCCCACTTTTGCATGCGAATATATGGGTCCTCCATATAGCAAGGCTTGTCGCCGTTTCCGGGAACGTTCAGCATATATCTTCCTGGGTCGGTGGACTGCTGTAAACTTTTAATTGTTCTACAAGGGTCGTAATAAAATCGTGTATTTGACATCTGCTACTATATCTATTGAAAATATTTTTTTAGAATGAATGCTCCCAGAACGACATATTCATTCATTTACACCTCGTGACACTATATTATTTATTTAGCTAATTTTTGAGTTTAAAAGAATATAAGAAAGTCTAAACAACTAAGTATATGAAGCTTGAAATACAAGAAGTAGACTCAACCGCCCCCACATTATGTCTTAATATGATTGTAAAGAACGAGAGCAAGGTAATTACCCGTCTGCTCAACTCAGTTGTATCCATTATAGATACCTATTGCATCTGCGACACCGGCTCCACCGATAACACCATTGAAATCATCGTTGAATACTTTGAGCAGAGGGGCATTACTGGAAAAATTGTGGAAGAGTCCTTTAAGGACTTTGGATACAACCGCAGTTTTGCCTTGCAGGCGTGCAAGGACATGTCCGACTACGCCATTTTATTGGATGCGGATATGATTCTTCAAGTGGCCAACTTTGATAAGAACATCCTGCGAACCGCCGATTCGTTCTGTTTGCTTCAAGGGAACGACGAGTTTTACTACCAAAACATGCGCATAGTGCGCAACAATGGCGCATTCAAATACATGGGCGTGACCCACGAATACGTGTCTACCCCGCCTGGAAACCACAATGTCAACCTCGCCCGCGATGTCTTGTTCATCAACGACATCGGCGATGGTGGCGCTAAGGCCGACAAGTTTGAGCGCGATATTCGTCTTTTGCGCAAGGGCATTGAGGAGGACCCTGGAAACGTCCGGTACCACTTCTACTTGGCCAACAGCTACAAGGATTGCGGCAAATTTGACGAGGCAATTGAGTACTACAAGAAGCGCATTGACTTGGGCGATTGGGAGCAAGAAGTGTGGTACAGCTATTACAACATTGCTAATATTTACGAGGCGCGCGGAGACATGGGGAACGCGGTGATTTACTGGCTCAAAGGATATAATCAGAACCCCAAGCGTCTTGAGAACATCCACAAGCTTGTGCAGTATTATCGCGTGTTGGGCGAGTGCAAGACCGCTAAATTGTTTTATGATATTGCCAAGGCGGCTATGAACGAGGGCATAGATAAAGACAGCTATTTGTTCTTGGCAAACGATGTCTATACCTACAAGTTTGAGTACGAATACTCCATCATTTCCTGCTACTTGGGCATTTCCAACATCAATGACGCGTCGGTGGCTATTTTGAACAATTCCAAGGACGAGGGTATCATCTCTAATACGATGTCCAACATGAAGTTCTACAAGGATGTGCTCACACCAATGCGTGAGATTGACCTCACCTATTCCGAGCACAGGAATATTGGCCCTACTGAACGCGAGTTCTTTTCCTCGTCCCCGTGTATTCTCCACAATGCGGACAAGAGCGGATACTTGGTGAACATTCGTCTGGTCAACTACTGGATTAACACGGGCGGCGGATATCTGAACTGCGACGACTACATCATCACCAACAACAAGTACTTGGAAATGGACAAGGACTTCAACATCACGCGCGAAAAGACGTTTGAAGTTCCGTTTGAAGACCAGCGGTATATGGGCGTAGAGGATGTGCGCATTTTCCACGACGCGCAGAACCCTGGCAAGCTCATTTTCTCGGGAACCAGTCAGCACAAGGACGGCAAGATTGGCATGCTGTATGGCAACTACGACGTTGACAGCGAACACATTGTGCCGCAGGAAGTGAGTCCGGCGTTTTGCGACAGCTGGTGCGAGAAGAATTGGGTGTTCTTCAACTACAAGAACGAGGACCACATGATATACAAGTGGAATCCTGTGCAGATTTGCAAGGTGAACAAGGAGACTACCAAATTGGATTTGGTGGAGACCAAGGGCGAAATGCCGTACATTTTCCAGCACGTGCGTGGGTCGTCTCCTGGGTACAAGTACAAGAACGAGTACTGGTTCTCGCTCCATTTGGTGTCGTACGAGACGCCTCGCCACTACTACCACATTCTGGCCGTGTTTGACGAGAACATGAACTTCCTGCGTCATACCGCGCCATTCAAGTTCCAGCACGAGTGCATTGAGTACACGCTGGGTCTCGTTGTGGAGGATGATCGCGTTATCATGAGCTACAGCGCATGGGACAGAACAGCCAAGATTGGGGTGTACGACAAGGCGTACATTGACGGAATGTTGAAGTACGACGGCAATCGCAAGTAAACGCGCGTATTTGCAGGTGTATTTGTATTTGCATACAGACAATCACTGAATAATGTGTTTCACAAGATGTGAAACCTATTATTTGTTCATTATGTTAGGATAGTTCAATGTTGTTTTGCTGTGTTAGATGGACATGTCATATCATTCTGACTTTGTTAGACTGACAACCATACGGGCAGTTCCATCG